TAGAATAGTGTCTATGGAACCTTGCTTCCTCTTCAAGTTGATCTAATATCTTCTGAATGAAACTACGAACCACGTAAGCACAGACAACCGCACTAATACCCATAACAAACGCAAGCACGGATTCAGATAAATTCTGCTTAACCGCATACGGCTCAATTTGTTCATAAATATGGAAAAAATCATTCCCGGAGGAGTCCAATACATCATGTAACGCTATGTAAGTTGAAAAGATGTATATAAAAGAATACGCAGCTGAAAACCATATAGCTTGTTTGGTCTCAACCGTTAAGACAGACAGTAATATCGCAAGGGTCATCCACCCATGTGATAACATATCCATCTGATGGTCGCCGGTGGTGAATATAAGTTGGCTAGTCATTGCAAAGAATACTGCAATAAGAATCAAATACCATGCACGAGTTGAGCAAGTCTCAGTTGAGCACTTATTATATTCTTTCCATCGCCATCTAACATAGACTATCAGTTCGATAGACGCAGATAGTGTTTGCGTGAATAATCTGATTTCGCCATTCGGGGAGTTATAATATGTAAATATCCCATCAATAAAAGCACCAAGAATAATATATGGTGTGAGATACGTCATTAAAAGATGTGTAAACATGACGTATCTTGCGTTGTTGATTTTCATTTATATTCCGTTTATTTAAATTATTATTTATAAACTTTATAATATATAAATTTTAATCAATTCTTTACGTTTCGTAGCAATAACTGAAATTATGAACCTTTGTAATACTTCGTCACATCCTTAAAGGTGCGGCCTTTCTTATTGAAAGTTTTCATTGGATTCTTGAACCAGCGCACGTCTGTTGTACCAGTCTTAATGTAACCAATACACCAACCACGGCCATCAACAGCATAAATGTGAGATGGGATGTTGTAATCAATATCGTTCCACGCAGTTGTTTCTTGTAAGTATTTCATTGTTAAACCTTCTTAGAAGCTATAGCGATAGTAGTAATAATCATTCCAACAAAACCAACCAAAAGTGCAGTTTCGATATGTGAACCGTAGTTTGTGCCAAATTCGATCATTGTGTTAAGCATTTCGGAATCCTTGTTTTCCATTTGTTAATACTATTATATCAAAGGAAATCATGAATGTAAACAACTTTTTCATATTTTTTCATATTTTGTGAAAAAAGTTTAGTCGTGGATACCTTCAGCAATCAGTTCGTTAAATGGACGGAGTTCTCCCATGTAGACTTGAAAAACCTTAGCGCTTCCGCTTGATCTGATGTATTGTCTACCACCATCAATCATATTACCATTTTTGAACGATTTGAATGTATGGTGAGATTCGCTGTATTCCCAAAGCCCATCGTCATTTTCTACTAGCCCAAATTCAAGATCCTCGACCATATCGGCATCTATAATCATAAGGTCATTGGACATATTGTCAATGAATAGTCCAAAGTAATTATTCCTAAACTGAGGATGTGGTGTACTACGATAAAAGATATCCACTGGCGCATCACTTGATCTTAGGTCAGTTGTACAAACATATTTAATTGGTACACCATCGCGCTTAGAATAAATTTCACATACTTTTTCTATATCAACTGTTGGGTTATGCTTTACTTTCATCGTGCTCATTACCAATCCTCTAATGTTTCTGTTTCTTTTTCTAGGTCGTAGTTCATAGGTTCGACCATCAGTTCCAACGGCTTAAGGAAATTCTTTTCAAAGTTAGTATCATAATCTACGCAATTGTGTTTTTCAATTTCCTTAACAAATCCATCGTTCGTGAATGCGACGATATTGCTATGGAAAGGATTAGGTTCCAAAAGGAATAATCGTTTACATTTATCACCACCTTGAATCGGAGCGTATTGGTCGCTAAGATCATTTTCTTGTACATAGTTATTGTGGCGAATTGCGGCACGAGATCCGATAGGAACGGTATCCTTAACGAGATCATAATCAAGGCGAGATACACCACCTACTGCGGCAATTTCATTTAGGTCAACTGATATGAATTCCTGTTTGATAGCCTTAACCCAATTACGAAGGTCTGTTTCATCCTTGTCAAGAATATGTGGAATAGCTTGTTTGAGATATTTCTGACTCCATTTAGGAGTACTGGATTTGATGATCTCCAGGCCCATAACCTTAATATAAGGACTATCTTCTGGGTAACGCGTACCTTCTGAATCTCTGACTCGTGCGTAGTATTTTTTCTTAGCGGTAAATACTGCAGCGTCAGCAATGATTTCTCGTTCAGCACCAATCTTATCTTTGTTATATGCACCCAGATCGTGGGCGAAATCATTAATCGTTTTTTCTATTGTTGGTTGGATTACTTTTTGTTCAAATTTGTCTGCCCACTCAACGTAATCATTAACAGGTAATCCTGGGTTTTTAGCAATGTACATTTCTACGAATGGCTCAATGTGATAATACACGGAATCCGTATCACCGTACACAATGTAAGGTTTTTCCTGAGGCAGCATCTTTTGCAGAGTATCTTCTATGTAGTTCGCTAGCTTCTGAATAAAGTAACGACCATTACCTGTGATAGCCGCAGCCATATCCTCGTTGAATAGTGGGAACCATTTGTTGGCCATTGCACCATACAATGAGTTAATCATTGTCTTTTCTACGAGCTGCTTTGTGTTGAAAAGGGATTCGCCGTTTTCGGCTTGTTTGAGTAGAGCTTCGAGTTCATCGGTTGAAAGAGCACGTAGCTCGTCTTCGGTATAATCTAATACGTCTTTCATATCTATCCTTTATTCGTTACTATAAAATTATATACCATTTTTGGTTAACATACCAAGGACAATTTTTGTTATTTCAATTTCTTGTATTTTCTTTTGGCACTGGTTACAAACATCACGGATAGTATCACCATCTTTATCATGAAAAGTTCTTAGTGATTTGTTCTTTTTACAGGACGGGCAGTCCTTATGATTTTGAGTTAGAAACCTATGCTTTTCCATAGGTTTCATTTGGCTTAAAGTATTTGTCATGCCGCTTTTTCCTTAAGAATTTGCTTAATAAGAATCTTGCGCTGTTGATATTTGAACATATCGTTTTTAGCTTTCTTACGAGAGTCATAGATATCTTGAACCATTTCTGGGATCATACCTAGTTTATCTTTAGTGAATACTGCACCATTGATTGCCAAGGACATGTTGTGTTCATTAAGTAATGATGTAGTATGCTCCCATACATCGTCAGGTAAAGTTAAGCGTTTAGATTCGTCTTGGTCGTTGAAGTAAGTAAGTATTACATCACGCAATGCATCAGGGAGTTTGTACTTACGGACGAATGTTTCAGGGCTCATATTAAATCCAACGATTCCAAGGAGAGGATACATTGAGTTAACGTCAGCAGAAACCACCCACTTATGTTTACCTTTATTAGGATCTCGAACGTAACCACCGACAACATGTGGATTTGGGAATTCCTGTCGCATAGGCATAACTTGTTGATTAAGCATTGACTTGTTACTGATGTATTGAGACCAAGGTTTAACAGTACCCATACTATCGCCGATTTGAACACCCATCTTTTCGGCAATCATTAGCATAAGCACAGTGAAGTTCTGTTTATCGTCAATACGTTTAATAAGATAGGTATCCTTTGCGCCGTAGAAAACGAATTCAGAGTGAGCTAATTCTTTTACTTCATCCAGGTTACCAGCAATAGCTTCTTTATAAATTTTGGAATTGCGCTGTTCTTCGGTTGGGTTATCTGGGATGATATAATTACCAGTGTAGAAATCGTCAAACCCAGCATATTCCGAATGTTGTACTTTGTTTTCTTTTAATTCAAATTCGGCTACGCTATCCAATGAATATGATGGCATTGGGTGGAATGTGAACTTTTTGTAAACATCCATCAAATCAATATAGAAGTGGCCATCTACATTAAATTTGAAATTAATCTTACCTTGGAATTCACCTTCTGAATATGATACCGAACCATAGTTTGATAGGCGGCTTGTATCCATACCGAGGTTTTTCATACGGTTATAGATGTAAGGAAAGTCGAATCCTCCGCCGTTCCAAGCGTAGATAATCAATGGATCAAGTTTAGCGAAAATGCTGAGATACGTTTCAATAAGTTTTACTTCGTTATCGCAGTTAATGTACTTAATAGGAAAATCAAATTTGTTCGTGTAATCAGATTCGTGTTTCCAATCTCGTACACCAAGTAGGATCATTACATCTTCTTTATTGTCATAGAACTGAAACATTGAAATAGGTTCAGCTGCCTTTTCTGGGACTGGGAATCCTGTGCTTGCTGTGCCTACGCGCGTTTCAATATCGAGATACCAAATACGAGGCTTGGTGTTATATCCACCTTCCTTATTCCAATAATTATCTCGGATGTTGCGGTACATAGGGTCAAGGAATCCGTACTGATCACGGCCTTGTTTTGCATTTCCTTGCTTTTTCTCTAGGCGGATTGATTCGTCTAGGATGTAAGTGTACAAGCCTTTTGATTGTGGTTCGTACCACTCATAGGGTAGATCAATTGGCTTTTTGATTGATTTTTGTAGATTAGTATCGTATGCGCGCTCAAAGAATTGGTAACCTTCACGCCAAGTTGCTTCGAATTGTTTCATATCTTTCCTTTCCTTAATTTGATACTATTATATCAACGGGTCAATTAAATAAAATGATAGGGGCCATTAAGACCCCGACGATATTATATACCTATTTTCTTCTTGCGGCCAGCCTTATCAATCTTGGAAATACCATCTTCCCTGAGGTAAGATTGTGTAGCTGTTGTGATACGATTATTCATTCGCTTGTTAATTTCAGATCCTAGTTCAGCAGGAAGGACTTCATGTGATGTGAATAACTCATGGAAGGTTTTATCATTTAATCCATTATCTTTCCAAATAGATAATGCTTCGGCTTTATCAAGTTTACGAAGTTCAAGAATATCAAATAAGCGGCCTTTACGAAGTAATGCTGAATCAATCTCATCATATGTTTGGTTAGTTGTGATGATGAACTTTGTTTTGTTTTTCTCTACACCATCTGTATATGATAGGAATTGATTTAAGAATGCATTTTTAATAGCATCATCTTGACTCATTACTTCAGCATCCCGCTTCGTTAACATATAATCAAGATCGTCGATAATACAGAAATCTGGAGTGTTCTTTTCTAATGTTCTCCAAAAAGTATCATTTGCAAGTACGTCTGTACTCTTAACAAATGCTGTGCTGATAAACTGATTCTCAAGAGCAGGATTATCTTGCATCTTATCGTATGGAATTATCTCAGGATTTTGTATAGCATATTTAAGAGCTAAAGTAGATAGTTTTGATTTACCTAAACCAGGTTCACCGACTAAAAGAAGGATGTTCTCAGCGCCTGTAAAGAACTGCTGAAGCATAATGTCACAATTAATATAAGGATAATACTTATCAGAAATGTAATCCATTTCGTCTTTTCTAAATACTTTTACTACCTCTTGTAGTTGGCCGTTGCTCACTGAATACGAATATGTAAACATCTCAACAGCGGATTCTTCCTTAGTATGTTTATCGTAAGCATCCCAAATAAGTTGTAATGATTCTTCTGTCTTAGCGTAAATAGAGCCAAAAATATCTATTGAATTTCCGCGAATAAACATTCTCAAATCATCAGACTTGAATTTATAGAAAATGTTATTTTTTCCACGTGAATAATCGAACTTTTTGACGCCATCAAAAATGTTATGAATTTCATCAATGAATTTTATGAATTCATCGTATTTGAATGCTACATCTCCTAGTGGATATATAAACCCATCCTTAGTTTCCGTGTAAGCTGAAATTGCTTCATCAATAGATAAATCTTCTGGGTTGTGTGTGATATTTAGTTTTACATCTTGAAGTGAGTCCATTTAATGCCCTTATTTTTTGTGTTTTTGTTTAGGTTTGGTGGATCTTTTTTCTTTATAATTTTCCATAGCAATTCTTATTAGAAGTCCAACCAATACAGCCAATGATAATGGCCAAAGAATGCTATCCTTAGTATCTTGAAAAGAATATGTATTACCATTATAACCAGCAACAACAGCATTAAAAATTAGAAAGACTAATGATATGCTAAAGTAACCAACAACATAAGGTATGATATCTGTTAAGTTCATGTTCACCTCTTTATTATGTCATTAATTTCATCAGTTACGCAAACGCATAAGCTCTGTGAGCGCGGCTGCTAAATTAAGATTCTTATCGCGAACCGAATCACTCATATGCTGATACTTTGCGATGATAAGAACGACGTTAGGGTATACTTCAGGTTTGAAGTATTTGGCCGCATTATTGTATAGAAATGTATACATATTATCTGGGCCGTTTAACTTATTTATCTCAGTAATCATTTCGGTGTAGGTGGATGGGCTTACCCATTGCATTATTTTATCGAATACATTTACATCGTCGAGTTCATGTTCAGATACTTGGAATACACCGTCTTTGCTGAACTTTTGTAGTGAACCAACCATCGACCGAATACGAGGGTAATATGTGTTAATGACTGGAACCAATGCTTTGGGATCGTATTGCACTCCTTCATTATCCAAAATAAAGCGCAAACGTTCAAAGATAGGTTTAACCATTTCTTCTTTTGCGAATGAGTTAAAATCATATACTTCCAAACGGTCCA